CTGCAGGTTTATCGTCAGCACCAAGTGTGGCAACTTCAAGCTCCCGCTCTTCAACTTCGCCAACGACCGATACGCGGCCAGCGAAAGCAGGCGGAACACCAACCGCAACGAACTCATGGCCCACCGGCAGTTGCTGGAATACGCCGTTAATCGTTCCCCAGCAACCAGCCTTCTCGACTTTTAACTTTTTCATGCTCTCTCCCGAAGAAAAGGGGCCTAAGCCCCTTAACCCTGTGCGTTGAACACTTTAGAACGACCGTTGAAATCGCGCTTAATCTGCAGACCGACAGCACTCCAGACCAGGGAGTTGTAGTTGTCGAATGGATTTTGACGCGGGATCATGAAGGTGCCCACTGGCGCGGCGATGCGCGTCTTGATGTACTGAGAATTGCGCACGTAAGCGATGAAGTGGTTACCGGTCAGTTTAAAGGTCTGGTTAAACGACTCGATGCGGCCATAGCGCAGGATGTATTCCAGCACAGTGCCTTCTTTGAATCCGGCTGCATCGGAATACGGTCGGTTCAAGTTGCGCATGATGTCCGGCGACGCCCATAACTTAACCTTCTCCTGCACGTAGTTATCATCCAGAAGCTTGGCAAACGGGCCGGTGAAGAATGCCACTGATTCATCAGGAGTAGAGGTGGTCAGGTCAATATTCAGACCGGATGCACTCAGATCCACCTGGTTGGTGTTGGCGTGGTTGGTGATACCAGCACCGACATAACCCTTCACCTTCACTTTCCCGTCACCAGAAAGCATGTAGTCAGCCATGTCTTCACGGATAGCGGCAACGTGCGCTTCCTGATCGTCAGCCATCGCGTCGAGGTTTTCCGACTGCATGCCGTTCCATTCACGCCATTCACGGCCGTAGCCAGTGTTGAAAATCGGGATTGGGTCGCCAGCTTCGTCGTAGATGACTTTATCCAGCTCTTCCGGCACGTGACCCGTCAGTGAGCGATGAACCTTGCCAGCGTCACTGGAAACGCGGTACAGCGCCGCTGTCTTGCCGATAGAGATCGGCGTACCGAGACCGAGCAGATCATCCAACAGGCCGTTGCCTTCGTCATTACGGAAGACTCGGGTGGTGATATTATCAACTTCACGCCAGTAGTCTTTGGAGATCAGCGCGGCCTGGTTAACTTCCAGCGCGCCGCCGTACTGGGCAGCAATAGTTCCCTGGTTGATATTGAAGGATTCACGCTGCATCAGCAGCTGATTCCATGCCTGCTTCACCTGATTGTGCTCGGTGATCAGCTTTTTGTTGAATACGATCATGCTCATGCGGTTGCTTTCCCTGATTTGCGAACTTTCACGAGCTGAGCTTCAGCGCCAACGGTGATTTTTTCGCGTGAATAGAAGAGGACCTGGTCGGTAGCTGGCGTTGTTGCCTTGGCAAGCGTGCCGTCACCTGCAGAAACCAGGCCTTCGTTTTCCAGCAACACTTCGCCTGCTTTGACCAGCATGTGGTAATCCACATCGTCTTCGCACATGATGGCCGCGCCGGTATCACCGGCAGGAACCGCGTCGCGAATGTCACCGCCGCCGATATAGTTATGCTGAAGAGCCAGTGCCACGCCTGCGCCACCAGCGACATTGTGAACTGCCAGTTTCCCGGTGCTGTCGAGCATCACCAGTGAGCCGGGTTTCACGGCCGCCGCCATGATTGCTTCAATGACCTGCGGGTCATTCTTACGGGCCGGGCCCGCGATTACGGTATGGAAACGAGGTGCGAGAGCCATTATTCAGGTGCCTCCATGTTAAGGATTTCACTCTGAGCGCCATTCCCCTGGAATGCAGGGTTCAGACCGGTGCTGGTCTGGCACTGTGAGTACAAGTCGTTCAGCGCATCGCCAGCCAGCGAGTTGATCGCAGCTTCGGTCATGAACGAGAACTTCGCTTTTACAGCGTCACGTTTGGTTTTCAGTTCGCTTTCAGCGTTCGCCTGCAGCTGAGTTTCCAGCTTGCTCAGCTTTTCGTTCAGCGGGGTAAGCGCCGCATTAACAGCCGCAGTGATCACATCAGAGTTAATCTGAGCCTGGCCCTGGTCGTCGCCATCTTTCTTCTGCATCTGCTGGTTGTAGGCATCCCAGACCTGATCGTCGGTCAGCCCCTCGGTTTTAACGCCTGCGGCATTGAGCGCGGCGATCATCTTCTCTTTCATCGGGTTTGTTTCTCCGTTGGTTTTGACTTCGTACTCAGTTGGTTTGCGCACGACTTCTACTGGATCGCCGACAAGCGTTACTACCTTGTCAGAGATGAGGTACTTCTGGTCGAAGAGCTTCGGCTTGGCGTTTTCGCCATCCTCTTCGTAAACGAAATGGTCAGGCCAGACACTGACGACGTAGCGCCACTTTTTGTCGTCCTGCTTGATGGACATTCGCAGCGCCTGGTAAATGTCGTCGAAGGACATCTCTGAAGCGTTGCTGATGAAGAACTTCACTTTGTTCCACCAGCCGTCTTTCATGCTGTTGGCGGAATCGATGAGGCTCGTCGATTCAACATCAGCCTCTTGCCCGTCAGCATTGACGAACATGCCAACTCCTTCTTCAGGCGTCCCGGCACCGGGCTCGTCGAGCAAGATCGCGATGTGGTCGAACTGCATATTGTGAGCGACCCAAGAGTATTTCTTGCCTTTTGACTCGCCAGATTTTTGCTCTTTGTTCAGCAGTAGCCCCGTAGATAGATGAATAGGATCGGAATTTGTCCCTGCAATCATCTCGTCGAGCCTGGCGATTAGGCGCTTACCATCTGGCTTTGTCTCTGCAACAGATTTGTTGATATAGACGTCGTTAACCGTCTTATCCCCTGCCTTGCTGACGTTTTGAGCCCATGCCCCGGCGTAATAATCGTTGAGCGCCTGAGGGTCGTTAGCGCTGACGTATTTGCCGTTCACCATCGGGTGGCCGATCGGCATCAACTTGCGCTCCATCGTCTGGTAGCTTTTGTTAATCTCCTCCGCCGGGTACAGGCCGCCATTCATCACGATGTCATCGACGATCGGGACCGCACCACGAATGACGTAGTGTTCCTGGCCGTTGATGGTGGTCGTTGAGATGTTTGAGGCGTTGATGGCGAGGGATTTAACGTGGATGCTGGATAGCTTCACGTTGCGTCCTCAGTTGGGTTATTTCTCGGTCATAACCTGAATCAGGTAATCTGCGCAGGCTTCCCCGTCGGTGGAGTCACCATCCTGATAAACATCAGGGTTGTGCTTATAGTCATCACACCACTTCACGAAAGCGCCTCTGATTTGCGCCTCAGTGAACATGCGGCCATGATTTATATCTCTCGGTGCTTCTCTCGGAATAGAGTTGCTCATGCAGCTTCCTTATTGGTCCATTGCTTTCGCTCTTTTTTCAGCTTATCCGCCAGCCCCTCGTTGAAGATGCTGCCGTCGTCGTTGAGCAGCACCGGGATCTGGCTGCAATAGCAGTTGTACCGGTTGCCGTTCTCAGCGTAGAAGTCCCGCACCTCTTCGGTGGTATAGACCTTCCCGTGACGGCTGGCGTGCCACGTGCGCGTCGTAGGTTTGAGCGCTGACAACCACAGTAGGCCGGTATTCAGCCCCAGCCGGTCAGCAGCCCAGTCGGTTTCGTTCCATTGTGCCTGCCGCAGTGCGCCGACCTGCTCAGTCTGAGCGATGGTCTTTGCCTTCGACATCGAAACATCGAGACGCTTGCTGATAACGCTGGCCGTCTCGCGAGGATTCACGCCGCGCGCTACCGAATCGGTGATGATGTTGGTCAGATCGCCGCGGGCTGTGTCGCTGATGACCTTCCAGTCACTGAACGTTGTCAGCCGGGCCGCCGCCACCTGGTTAAGATGTCCGGGACTGCTTAAAAGCTGCTGTAGCGTCGTCTGGCTGGCGTAGACCTGCGACTGTTGCGAGAGGTTATTGAATGCCTCCAGCGTGCCGCGCTGCGCTTCTGCGACGACGTAATCCATCGCCCAGAGATTTTGCTCGCCACCATCCAGCAGGTAATCGTCGAGAATGCCCTGCACTGCTTCAAGCAGATCAGCCAGTTCCTGCGCCGACATGTCATAGATGAACTTGCCGGCGTTGACCTGGTAGAGTCGCATGTCCGCGCCTTTGTCGTGGCAAAGGAAGTGCCAGTTATGGCTGTTTACCTCACGTTCTATCCCGGTAAGGCGCTGGTCGAACAAGGCTTTCAGCGCTCGCTTAATGCCGAGATACCGCTCCTCAATATCCCGGTACATCGCGGTTACATGCTTCGCCGATCGGGTTGGGTCAACCTTGCTGCGAGGAACTATCGGCAGCCCCACCTTTTCCGTCTGTTCTGGTGTCATCGGCCAGTGGATCATCAGTTGTCACCTTATCGTCCGGGTTAGGCGGTTCTTTTGGCTCTGGCAAAGGGTCAAGACCAACAACTTCGCGCAGCTCATTGGCTGTAATAGGCGGCTCACCGCCATAGAAGCCAGTGGTTTTCTGCACGATGTCAGCCAACTTAGATGCGTTCTCGATCTTCTCTTTCTCGCCTGGCGCCAGCAGGTCGCTCCACGAGATGGTGACCTCGCCTTTGGTTGGCGGGTCGATAATCCCAAGCGTCCAGAAGCGTTCAAGCAGCGCGGTAATCCTGTCCGTAAGGAAGCCATTGCGCCGAGTATTACGTCGGATAGCCCAGTCCGTTTTATCCTCATCGCTCGCCAGTCGCCCGGTCTGCTGACCGAACAGGATGGTGAACGGGATTTGCACGGAGGCGGCCAGTTCGTTCGCGGTGACTTCCCAGGTCGGCCCCGGGTCGCCGGGCGTAACGCTCAGAACGTGCATCTGACCAGCCTGCATTACGGCCGCCGCATCGGTACCACGGTTAAGCTTGTTGACCTTGTCGCCCATAGCTTCGCCTAGATCGGCATAACCAGCCTTCTTGGCCTGGTCTGCCAGTGTCGCCATGTCCGTTTCTTTGCTGAACTCGACAGCAATCTGACGGCTGGCGTTCTTGAGGAAGCCCTCAGCACCACCGCCGGAAATCTTCTCTATATCGAGGCCTTTGTTGAAACCAGCCTCCAGCAGCGGGATACCGGACAGGACGTTGTCGTCTTCAGATCCTTCACAGAACAGAATGACTCGGCTCGGGTGTACCGGTTCTCCGCGCATCGGCCCGACAAAAGGCTCATCACCGACCGGTTGTTCGTTGAAGTTGAACATCTTCGGCTTGCCGAACTCTGGAGAAAGGCGGTCGTTCTCCCAGTCAGCAACAGTTAATTGCGGCTCCCATACCGGGATAAGTTTTACCAGCGCTGACTCGCCAAGGGATTTCACCAGCTTGATATCTACTGGCTCGTTCCACGACTTATTATCTTTCACCTGCAGCAGCAGCGCGGAGTAGCGTCCAACCATATTGCGGCGATCGGCATCCTTCACCTTCGGCCACAGCTTCTTCATGAACTTGGTGACTTTCTTTTCCCAGGCGTTTGTTTTCTCCGCTTCCTGCGCTTCATCACCGTCGACAATGACCGGATAGTCCTGCCAGCAACCATCCAGCAGACGATGCACCACAGCAAAGCCAGCGGCGTTGCGGCGGTACATGTTGTAGAAGTCGTTGAAGGTGATCTCGCGCGGGTAGCCAAATTCCTGGTAAAGCGTCGGTCGCTTCGTATTGCCGCCACCGATACCGATGGCATTCAGGTAATTCGCTCGCCGCATTTCAGTGGCGAGGTTGTTCACAGCCAGTTGAAGGCCGTTATCTTGTTCGCTCACTGGCGATGCTCCTTAGAAGAATACTGTGCCGACCTGCTTGCGGTTGTTCTTCGTCACTGCGAAGTAACGGAAGCTATCGGCACCGTGCGAAGTGGCGTCATGGAGAGGTTTGTCTTTCCAGCAGCCGCGCTTGTCGTCCCATTCCTTCCGGTAGCCCTCAAGGTGAGAGATACCTTCCGAGCATTTATCCTCATCGAATACGCATTTCGGAAGGATTTCACGCGCCGACTCAATGCCGGTATCGATGCCAGCTTTCGGCACCACTTTGAAATTCAGTGAGTACATCTGACCGTCGATTTCGTACCCTTCGCGCGCCAGCTCTTTGCGTGACTTCGCATCAGCAGCAAACTCGCGGTTTTCGATGTCGTGCGGCCCCCAGTGCTCGCCGTACTCATAGCCCCTGTCCTTCAGCACCTTCATGTAGTGCCTCAGGCCCTCGCCGGAGTTTTCGTAGTAGTCGATGATGTGGAACTCGTTCCCAACCTCACGAACGAACCAGATCGCCGTCGAGTCGCCCACGCCGATATCCCAGAACGTGTGTACCGGGAGGTGTGAGTTATCCGGCAATTGGCCGATCCGCTTGTTGGTGTAGAGCCAGCGGAACTGTTTGGCGTAGTACGCGCCCTCGACCGACTGCTGGAACGCCTCGGCCGGAATGGTCGGGTATTCGCGCTTCATGTCATCGCCGAGTGTTTTCTCTTTGGCGTAATACCAGGCTTTCTGGCGATCGTTGACGACTACGCCGTGCTTCGCCTCCATCTCAGCGAAGTACTCAAGCAGGCGCACCGGCAACGATTCCACCGGGTCGATTGCGTATTGCGGATTCTTCCACCAGGAGAAGAAGAAAAACTTCCAGTCCAGCGCGGATAACGGTTTGCCCTGCAGCAACGCCTTCTCTGCCGTCTGGCAGTAATCGAAGAAGTAACCCGCCCGGCCCTCTGCTGTGCTTTCGATGGTAGCGAAGCATTCAGTCGATACCGCCTCAAACGCACCAGTGACGATCTCACGGGCTTTGTCAGGATACTTGGCGCATATCTTCCCGAACTCGGAAACGTGCAGGTAACGCAACGTGCCGCCACGAAATGACGTGCTGACGTAGAGTGATCCGCCTTTCTTAAAGACAAGCTCACCGGAAGAGTCGTTGCTGGCCGGGTTGGCCGCCTTTATCTCTGCGGGCAGCTTGTCGTATGCGTACTTCACCTTTTCGCGGAACAGGCGCTTTGCGTCATTCAGCGTATGGGCAATCAGGGCGCACTTCGCCGACTCGAACAGGGCCGCGTCGAGCTGGATGATGCACACCTCAGTGGTGAAACCGAGCTGGCGAGCCTTCAGGATGATGTTGCGGGTGTGGATCCCCTCGAAGTATTCCCGCTGCTCAGGCGTCATCCTGAAGCGCGTGGGCTTACCCTCTTTGTCGGTGATCCAGTAAAGATTGTTCAGCCGCCAGTCTTTATCGGACAGCAGCTTGATGTGCTCAGGTTTCATTACGCCCCCTGAGACAGTGAATCCATCAGGTTAGACAGGTCATCAACCGTCTTATTGCCTTCTTCGGTGTCGAGGTTATACGCCTTGCGCTCAGCGTTTATCACTTTTATTTGAGCATCAACACCGGCTGTAATCGAACGAGACATTGAGGCGTGATTTTCTTCCGTGATATCTGCATCTTCGAGGAAGTCGCGGAGCTTATTGGTGATGCCGCGCCATGCCGCCAAACTTTCCCGATGAGCCATGACTACAGCGGCCGCCTCATCGGATGCCTGGTCAATAATCTGCTCATCAGTAACCACTGGTGACTGGTTACTGTCTTTGGTTACCGACTTGGTTACCTTGGCCTTGGTTGCCGCCCTGACCTTTTCTGTCAGGTCGCGCTGCCATCCTTCTTTGTTTGCTCTCTTCAGGATGGTGGCGTGGTTAACGCCATGCTTTTCACCGATTGCCCTTACTGACAATGAACCAGCCCGGTAAGCCGATTCAATGGCCTCCCAATCTGGTTTGCTCATTGGTTACTCCGTTGTTTGTTCTTCTGGCTGTTCCGTTTGCTCTGCCTGTACCGGCGTGAACTGCACGCGCTTTACATCAGCTGGAGCAAAATACAGCCATTCGCCCGTTTCCGTAGCCAGCGGCACAAAGCCGTTAACCAGCTCAGGCTGACGTCGAGACATCTTGCCCGTGAAGGTTTCGCCTGTCTGGGTGGTTAGCGTGATTTGGTAGATGTCGGACATGATTACCTCTTTGCCTTGTCGCAGCTATTGCCCTGCTTCTCAGAAGTGCTTAGCCACTTACGGCTTACCCGTCAGCAAGATGTGATCACCATCCTTGCGGGGTTACACAGATCATTATCGAAGCCCCTCAGTGAAGAGCTTCTGTAATGAATCACAGCTTAACGATGTGCCCTGTCAGTTCTTCGAACTTGTCTCTGCCCACCGAATTAAGCAACGTGACAAAGCCACAAGCCAGGATGTAGAACAGCGAAGTAAACACCCATCCTGAGTAAGACAGCATGACGAAGATGGCCGCCATCGGCACAAGCCCGATGCATCTCTTGAACGCTCCCTTGCGTTTGTAATAGTCCTTCAGAGGGATTAACAGCTTGGCACGCTCCATGGGATCACTCTCTTTCCCGGCCATAAATACAGCCACAAGGAACAGAGGCGAGATGAAGCAGGCAAGAGCGATGATCGCCCAGTATGCCGCTACGACAATGCTCATCAATGAATGGTCACCCTGTAATGTCGCGTAGACCAGAAGGCCAAACAGCCCCCAGACCAGCACGAATACAAAAGCAGTAGTCATCAACTTCTTCATAATTCACCTATAAGTTGCGAGCCTGTTCGCATAGATAAGCCGCCCCGAGAGATAACGATTTATCTCAGGCTCGCTTCCTATAGGCTCTCGGTTGGTAATGCGCTGCGATGCGCATAAAAAAGCCCCGCGAATGCGAGGCTGTTATTTGAGGCACTGCTCTTTGATGTAGTCCTGCAGATAGCCGATCTGCTTCGTCACTGTGGCGATTCGTTCTCTGAGGGTGAAATAATCCCGTTCAGCGGAGTCAGTAAGTCGGGGGCTGGAAGCATCGCCCATGCCGCTGGTGCTGGTCGCTCCGTTCGCGGTACAGTTTGCGTTGAGCTGCAGCCGCTTACGGCCAGCAATGACATCGCTATGCAGACGTTCAATGGTTTCTTTCGCATCAGCCAGTTCTCCGGTGTATTTGGCATCCAGCGCAGTTGCATCGCGCTGGCGGGTCTGCATGTCTTTGATGGTGGCGTTCGCCAGGCTGAGATTCTCAGTGGCTTTATCGCGCTGGTCTTTGTAGGTGATGGCGTTATCGCGGTAATGGTTAATGGCCCATACCATCGAAACCAGCAGGCAGATAACGACAGCGAAGATGATTGCGGTTAATCGGTTCATTTCTGACCCCACTCGCAAACTTCACGCTCAATCTCGCGCCTGGTGATAAGCCCCTTCCACTGTTTACCACCAGCATACGTCCAGCGCTGCAGTTCTTTACAGGCACCCGGAACATCACCGGAGTTAAGCTTCTTCAGCAGCGTTGAGCTGGCAAAAGCACCAGAGCCAACGTTATAGGTGAAGGAGTAAAGCGCGGCGCGGGTTGGCTCAGGGATGCGAACCTTGATCAGCGGGTCGATGGCGTTTGCCACCATTCGCAGATCTGCCTTAATCAGGTTGTCGCACTCTTTGTCGGTGTAGCGGTGACCGCGGCGAATGTCGGTACCGGTATGCCCATCGCAAACGGTCCAGACGCCGACCACGTCCTGATAGGCGTAATAGCGCCGCCCTTCCAGTCCATCCGCATTGCCCAGCATTACTGCAGCAATCGTGATTGCTCCGGATCCGCCAACTATGGCACCCACCAGCTTATTCCTGAGTGTCGGGTTCATCTCGGCTCCTGCTGCGGCGGTTGTCTTCGCGGATCTTGAAATAGAGATTTGTCAGATACGTCAGTACGGCAATGATGATACCAACCAGCACGCCGATAGCGTTCCACTGCTCGGGGCTGTAGGCATTAAGCATGCCGTTTAGGATGCTCCCGGCTGAAGCGCCATAGGCAGCACCAGTGGTTATTTTTTCCATGCGATACATGCTCTCACCTCGCGTAGTTAGCGGGTGCTGTGTGTTTGAAAGAGGTCAGGCCCTCGGGACGATTTAACAAGTAGGCGTGTCGATGATGGTTCCCGGAGCCTGAATCAAAAAAGGCCCACATAAGTGAGCCTTTGAATAAAGTTTCTTCACATCCCTGCCGATACATCCCTAAAAGGAGATAAAAATGGGCAGACGTAGACGTGGCAGGTACAGAATTAATAAGAATCCGGACGTAGTGGATCGAATTATTCACTTGATTATCGATATCGCAATTTTCGTCTTCCTAGTAAAGCTTGGGATATCTTTTTTGTTCAAATAAAAAGCCCCGCACGATGGCGAGGCTATTAATTCTTTGTCGACCTACGAAGCTATGGCGACGATATCAGATTCACATGAAATGTATGCTATTTAATTGACTTTTGCAATACCCTGCTGCGAAAAAGTCGCCTTTTGTTGTGATCGTGTTCTCACAGCGCACAGGAGGGACTCTCCATCAAGCCGCTTAAAGATGGCGCACATGGCCCGCCAGTAATCGGCGTAGTTATGGCACCAGTTATCAGGCTTAACGCCACACAGGGCCGCCAGGTCCTGGTGCTGATACACATCCATACCCGCCAGCTCCGCTTTGACGTCCTGCGCCGCCAGCCAGATAAGCTTCTTCAAGCGCTCCATCGTCTTGCCGGCCACCTTTTTTGCGCCGAGCTGCTTCCGGAATTCTGCCCACGCCCACTGGGTGATCGCCACCTGGTACTCGAAGCGGATATTCTCGCTGTAGTTCCAGAGTAGCCATGCTTTCTGATGGTCTTCCAGCGACAGGACAGCGCGGCGCCACGATGCGGTCACGAACTCAACCGGACCTACCAGCGCGATAGACGATCCCTTTGCGCGGGACTGGCTGCCGCTCATCGGCGGGCCGTCCGGGTTGACCATGCGCTGCTTATCCTTGTCGAATACCTTTTTTCTGCCCCGGCTGCGCGCCGTCGCGGTGAATTGCGCGTTCTCGGCGAAAGCTACCAGTTGCCCTTTCGTCGCACCGCTCAGATCTGCGGTCGCCACAATGAGCTGCTGACGGACATACTCGAGGTGCTGATTGTTCATTGTGCGGCTCCTGCAGGGTGATAGATACGAACGAAGTTACGGAGAATGCGGTAATCCACCAGCACGGATCCCGGGCGGCGGTAAATCCGGAGGCGCTGCCAGCGCGCGCGGAGTGTCTCGATTGTTTCTGGCTTCATGCGCCCTCCAGTTCAGTGATGGTCAGTTCGAGCCTTCCGCCTTTGACGATCGGCATTCTCTTCACGCTGTAGTAGTCGACCTGCTGGTCATCGAGCCAGAACCCGGATTTAGTGAGGGCGTCGAAAGCGGCCTTTTGCAGGTTATCCAGGTCCCGGCGGCGGCGATCCGGCATGTGGCACTCGATACGGATTTTCACGGGCATGGTCAGGCCGATATCCAGCATTGAGTCTTTGATGATTCTGGCGACGCTGTCGCGGTACGCCTGTCCTTCTGCGCTGATATGCGTGCGCCCGCGGTTATGCCGGTAGTAGCGGTTGTTGCTCGGCGGCCATGGGAGACAGATGCGATATTCATTCATGCTTTTACGAGCCCCTCTTTCAGCCAGATAACCTGCGTGCGGGCCATTCCTTCAAGCGCGCACTCCTTTGCATATTCCGCATCGACCAGGCGGGTACGGCGATCAATCTCATCGTGGCAGTTGCTGCATGCGATAGTGGCGATCAGGTCAGGCGGCTTTATTCCGGTACCGCAGAGGCCAGCAATACGGATGTGGGCCAGTACCGAGGTTTCAGCGTTTCCGTTGCAGACGCCTGGAATGCGTACCTGACATTCGCGGCCGCGTGCCGCTTTGCATAAATTAGCCATGTGCCCTCCGTGCCGCGAGACGCAGCCATTTCTGATCCACCAGGCGGGCGGTGTAGTCTTTCAGTGTCGGAATGTCGGACGGCTTAACCGCGGGCTTTCGCTTGCGGCGCGCCGGAACGCGGAATATTTCGTTGGTGATGACGCGAGCGAGAGGATTACCCACGGGAAGCCCTCCACTCTTGCGCCCAGGCAATGCGCTTACTGGATGCCTCAGAGAACTTCACTCCGTGGTCGGTACCGAACCAGTAAATCGCCTCGATGACGTCGACCATGTAGCGCTTGCTGGATTTGGACGTGCTTACACCGAAATAAACGCGTCCGCCATTAATGCCCGGCGCGGATTTCTGCTCGCTTTCCGGGTTCTGCATCTGGCTGACAAGAACAGTGATGAGGTCTTTCCATTCCTTCGGCTCAAGCTTTTCTCCGAACCAAACAACCTGGACAGAGAGGTCTTTGAGCAGAGGCCACATCAGACGGTTTTGCTTGTCGGTGCGGGTCTCTTCCCGAGCCTCTACGACCAACGGCGCGCGAGGGTTTACCGGCAGGTTACGGATAAACTCAATGAGGTTGTCTTTAACGGTGTCGTTAACGATGCAGTAGTGCTGCTTCATACGCCACCTCCGAGGGGTAACGCAGAATGCAGAAAATCGCAGGTGCATTTCTGCATCTGTAACAAGGTGAGGAGTTCAGATTGTGGTCGCATTTAAGTCCCCTTAAATGCGCAGAAGTCACCGGAGTTGTTCAGGCTCCGATGACATGATTATGGCGGGTTGATTATGGAAAATCAAAGTTAACTTATGCCAAAATTCACATCGGTAAAACCCAGAAAATGAGCGTTAGGGTTCCACAACTGAATGACCTCAAGGCTCTCAGGGATTGAGCCTTTATTTTTAAAAGCTCCGTCTGGAGGGGAGCCGTGCTTGAACGTTGCTACGATGTGCTGGTTGAGTAAATCTAAAAAATATGTTCCAGCCTCTTCCCTGCTAATGCCATCGCTCTCTTTGATCCGTGCGGCCATGTTTCTCGCAGTATCGATAGCGAACATAATGTTTGCAAACTCAGAGAACGACCAGTCTGAGCTTGTTTTCCCACTGCATGAGGAATTTGCCCTTTCTGCTTGATAACTAAGCAGGTCTTGGATATTTCTTCGCCTTGATTCGATTAGCGAAGCCTTTTGATAGACAAGCCCTCTCCATGTTATGAAAAGGCTCACGGAAGCGGCGATAGCTGATGCCACACCTGCTACGGCGCTCCACACCTCTGAAGTCATACTACTTTACCTCTTCATTCTTGATGTAACGGGGGTCGTTTGCCTTAGGAAGGCTGATACTCACCTCACGATAATGGCGCAAACGCTCAAGGAAGTAATCGCGTAAATGCTCAGGCTGCTCACGCATCACCACCTCAGCGATAACCGGCATGTTCAGGCGCTCTTTGTACGCCACGCCGGAGGCTGCAAGGTCAACGTTAACCTTGTCACGCTCTTCCTGTGGCTTTGCAGCAATGTTCCAGTCAGACATTAGTCAGCAGTTCTCCCGCGCCAGCGTTTGTTACTTTCTGAGATTCGATCCGTATCGACGGATTCGACCTCCCCTTCGGAAAATCTAATGGCATTGGATTTATTTAGTGCTGCCCTGGCTTCCTCTTCGGCCTTACTGAAATGCACCTTCTTTTTTCCCCTGAAGCTGCCAATGCGAATTTTGGATGAATTCTGCGCCTTGTACTTGCTGATCCGTAACTGCGCCGCCAAATGGGCTTTTGCCTCTGTCCGGTTCGCAGGTTTCTTCTTGACCAACTCAAGGTCTAATTGGTATTGCTGCTTAGCATTTAGCTTCTTCGGCTTCATGGCGTCACTCTCAAATAAAGTCCGTTTATCATAGAATAAAAGGCCCCTAAGGGCCTTGATTTATATCTATGGTAACTCTCGTCATCTTGTTCGTCACTTCACCTCTTGCTGCGGTGCCGCTGGGTACGCGCTACCTTCCTGCCCTGGCTCATTACTTCCTGTGCATGCATTCCGGTGGTCATTGGCGTGCGGGCAGCGCTTATTGCCGCACTCAGAACAGACAACGAAGCGACTATCAGTAAAAGTCACTGGGCGGCAAGTGCCGCAAGAACAATCCGGAATCACCGGAGAGTTGCCGCTGGGCGACTCGGCAATTTTTGGCGAAGAATCCAGAGCTGGCGCGGTTTGCATGGTGGTGGGCGACTCGGCGATTTCGGCACCCTGAAGCATGGCGGCGCGGCAGGCGTTCCATCCGCCTCGGAAAGTGTCGTCAAAGTTGTCTTCCTCCATAAATCGACGCTTGTACTCTTCGCGGGATAGTTTATCCGGCACTACCTGCTGCGCGTTCCGGTAATTCTCAAGCTCTGCTCGCTCGGAGGTGGTGAGGGGCTGCGGGCCGGCGTATAGCATAGTTCCCTCTGGCAGAGCTTTATCAATAGTCGATGTATCGTTACCCGCTCGACTTGAGAGAACCTGCGCCACAGGCTCCGCTTCCATCCCCGCCAGCGCGATACGCGCCAGCTCATTCAGGATTGCCACATCAGCGTGACCGAGGGTGTAACCAGCCTTTAAATCAGCAACTGCTTGTACAGCCTGTTTGTCAATGTTGCTCATTGGGCGGCCTCCTGCGTAGCCTCGTTGATTGCTTTTTCAACTCGGCGATAGACGCGCATTGATTCCTCTTCGGTGAGCTCTCGTCCCAACTCAAACTCAAGAGAATCAACAACCAGGAAAGAAAACCCTTCTACAGAAGACAGCATTGACGATTCGATTGCTGCATCGGTTAACTTGCTCATTTGGCCTCCTTGCGAATTTGGGAGGCGAAGTCAGTGCACAGAATTACGATGCTTTTCCACTTTCGCACGCCAGCTCGGTCGCCTACTGATTTGTAACGCTGACACTCATTGCCGGCCAGCGACGCCAGTTGTTCCACACCCTGCGCCCGCACTTCAGCCAGGAAAGAGTCCAAAGCAGGCGTTTCGTGTTTCGATGGCAGGTAAGTGCCAGGATGTTTCAGGTCGTACACTTCCGCAGCCAGCGCCGCGCATCTGGCTTCAAGTGCGGCGTAGTCTTCGTGCTTTACCATCAAATTAACCATGCCATTAGTTGAATTGATGGCATGCTTCTCTTCAAACATCTCATCTTCCCAAACCGAATAACGTTTTACGCTCATACCCCTACCCTCCCCCAAACCATCAATACTCGCTTCATCGCCGCGCTGTTGCGGCACTCCTGAAATATTCCGTTGGTGCAGCTGCGCGCGGTGCCGTCCTGCTCTTCCGGCGTCGCCAGGCGATAAGTCACCGTTCGCCAGACCTTGCTCACCCGGACAATCTTGCGGGCCCGCTCCAGATCGATAGCGTTCTTCGTGATGCAGTTGATGGTCATGCCGCACTCTGTGGCCACATCCTTCGCGGTAAAGGTCCGGTGCGTTTCGAGATAACGCAGAATTGCCTGTTTGCCTTTCATCAGAAGCCCCCTTTCTTTTTCGGCTGCTGCTCGCGCCCGCGGCGTTCTGCGGCGGCGGCCTGCTGGTCTGTGTCGTAAATTGCCCCGTTGATCTGATTGCAATAAACCGTGCCGGTGCTACCGTGGCGGTTTAGCCTAAGAAGCAGTTCTGTCTCTCCCGGCGGCACGCTGTCATCGAAAGCACCTTCCCGGTGGATGCCAACCCAGTAGTCGCAGTCCTGCTCAATCTGTCCTGTGTCGCGGGAATCGCTCGGTAACGGGCGTTTATTCACTCGCTTCTCCAGTTCACGGTTGAGCTGGGTCAGCAGCACGACGACGCAGCCAAGCTCTTTGGCGAGGTTCTTCAGACCTTTGGTGATCATCCCGTAGGCCAGGTCATTACGGTCGGCCTTTTCGGCGGTCATCAGCGTCAGGTAGTCAACAAGAATCATGCCTACGCAGCCCTTCTCGCGTTTGATTCGGCGGCTTTCGCTAACGATGTGCGCCAGTGACAGGCCCGGGGTGTCGTCGATGTACAGCATGTCAATTTCACTCAGCCGCCCGGCTGTTGCTATCGCCTTCTTAAAGTCGCCGTCGTAGTCGCCCTGGTACTGGTCATCGGCGTCATCCGTGGCGGGCATGTAAAAAATGCTCGGGTTAATGCCGGACTTCTGACCAACCAGCTTTTCAAGGATCTGGTCGCCAGGCATTTCCAGGCTGAACATCAGCGCTGGCTTTTTCTCGCGAATCGCGCAGTTGATCGCCATCTGCCCGTACAGGGTTGTCTTGCCCATCTTTGGTCTTGCGCCAATCACAAACAGGGAGCCTTTCACCAGGCCTTTCGGCGCTAACAGTCGGTCGAGTGACGGGATGCCGGTACTCATGCCACGCTGTTCGCCTGAAGGGTCGAAACGCTTCTCCAGATCCGCCACCCAGTCATCCATAACCTCACCGAACGACCGCAACCCACGGCGACTTCCGGTTTTTGAATGGTCTGCGAGCTGGGTGAAAATACCCTGAATGGCCTCGTACTTCTGCGTAGCGCTCATGCCGTTGCGGGAATACAGAAGCTCAGTAGCTTCGGTCAGACGGTTGATGCCATAGCGCTCCATTGCGGCTTCCCGGACTGATGCTGCGTATGCCACGATGTTTGCAGCGCTGGGAGTGTTCTTGGCGATCTCTGCAAGGTAAGCAAAGCCACCTACCTGCTCCGCGAGCCCTTTACCTTCAAGCGCGTCGAACAATGTCAGGCCATCCACTGGCTTGTTGTCACGGAACATCTGGCGCATCTCGGCAAAGATCAACTGGTGAGGTCGGCTGTAGAACGACTCAGGCTTGAGCATCGCCAGAACCTTCTGGACTCGCTCGCTGTTGTCATCATCCAGCAGCAGGCCACCGATAACGCTCTGCTCTGCTTCGAGGTTTTGTGGTACAGCCATGAATTCATCGGTCATCACGATCCCCCTCGCGCACTTCGATGTAGAGCTTTTCTGTCAGGAACTTATCGAATTTCATGCGACGCCAGGTCTTCCCGGATTTATGGTCTGGTCGGTCTTCAAGCATCCATCGACAGTTTTGAGCGATGTATCGCAGATAACTTCTGAACCCGTCCATATCCATCGGCTTGCCGTCCAGGTTGCGGGCAATCTTGTTAGCCTTACCCCAGAAGGTGCGGATCAGATTGCGTCGCTCATCAGTGAGGCATCTCCATCCCCGGGCTTCAGGCAGTTCGTCTTTCAGGCATTGCCATACTTCATCGCATGACAAACGGGACTTTTTCTCTTCAGCGGGTTTCTGGTCATTTGCGACACACTTACTACCGTTAGGTAGTAAGTTATTTAATATATTGTTATCTGTGGACAATGGCTGGACATCGGCTGGACACTCCATCTCCGCAGGCATTGGTACGAATGCGTTTGCGCTGGACACTGGCTGGACATCGGCTGGACAAAAATTTGACTGATATTCGTCATATTTGACCACTTTTAGAACAGTAAAACGGTTGTTCGATTTGGTGGTGATCATGCCCAGGCTCTGGAATTTACGGAGCAGTGATTTAACGCGATCAGCGGTCAATCCCGTTTCCATAGCCAGCGTGTTTCGCCCGGTAATGAACTCTCCGCGCTCGCAGATCACATCGCCAACATCAGTAGATACCAGTGTCTGTTCGTGATTAGCGCGCAGGAGCAGGTGAACCCATAAATGAGCCGCCTCAGCGTCCTTGTAGAACGGAACATCCATAATTTTACGGTGCAGCAAGGCAAACCCCTTACCGTCATTCGTGCGCGGTTTCTGGAGCCTTCTGGCCTCTCTGGCTTCGGCTAAATTGGATACGTTACCCACGGCCACTCTCCTTACGTTTCAGTTCTTCCAGGATGGCGCGCATCTTCTCTGCCACAATCGGATTAACCGAGCGGATGAAGCGGTCGCGGGTTATGTTTTTATGTACAGCGGTATGGTAATAGCGTGGATTTTTTGCCATTATTCCTCCTGCAACTACTGTCGTTTTTGCACCAGAAAGTCGGTTCTGTTCGCGCAGACCGGCTTTCGCCATTTCTGTAGTTTTCACATAACCCCCAACATCGAAGTGACCATGGCCATCAACGGCGCGGTCAGGTCCGGGTCCACACGGAACATCTCTACAATCCCCTCACTGAGTTCCTTAAGCTTCTGATGACGCGGAGCATTCATCGCAACGGCCACTTTCGCCTCGCTCGTTTCCTTCTCAAGGCGTGCTAACCGGGACATGAAACTGTCTTCTGGAAGGAGTCGATGGCGGTACTCCAGCGGCAGGACGGACATGATTGCCGGGGCCAGTTGGCGAATGTTGTTGGCGGCGTATTCGGTGTCGCCATCGATCCAGCGGAATACCTTCTGCATCTGGCGGTGCGAGTCAGTTGGGATATCAAGCCCGGCGCCGCCGGTAGTACGCCACTCTTCAACAATCAGAGCAGCGACAAATTCACGGCTGCGGCAATCAGCCGCCCAGGCGCGTACGGCTGCACGGATCCCATCGATGTTAAACGCCGAGGATTCTGGCTCCCGGCGATTCTGGTAAATCATCGTCGTTGGCGAAAATTTGTTACCTTGTTGATACGCAAGTGAATGCATTGCTTTCCCTTTCGTTGTTGGGGCCGCCGTTAAGCGGCTTTAGGTTTACTGATTTCAAGGATTTGGTTCTCGGTAAACTGACCACCAGATGCAGCTGCGATTTTGGACGCATAACCTGTTTCGCCGGTGTAATCGGTACGCGGCAGGCAGCCGCTGTTGATCCACTTGTAGATAGCGCGGGGAGTACGCCCGCAAGCCTTTGCCACCACCGGTACACGGATTTGCTTGATGATGTCGCCAAGGTTCTTAGGTTGCATTTGTTAACCCTCAAATTGAACTGTAAGTACATATTATGTCGGAACTGATAGTTCACGCAAGTGATATTATGATTGAACCTATGGTTCAAGAAGAAAAAGCGCGTACAGAGTTTTCCCAACGGCTAGCGCTGGCCTGTGATAAAGCTGGTTTACCTGCTCATGGACGTCAGGCTGAAATAGCCAAACGAATGAAGCTCACGCCTAAAGCGGTAAGCAAGTGGTTCAATGGGGAGGCTATTCCACGACGTGGGAAGCTGCAGGAATTGGCGGCTATAATTGGCACGTCCTCGTCTTTCCTGTTGGGCGATACTGCTGCTGATGGCATATCTGAAGGGCATATGGCGATGAGGGATGATTCTTTCCGTGTAGACGTTTTTGACATTCAGGCTAGTGCTGGGCAGGGAGTTCTCGTGCGAGATGAATTCATTGAAACCATCAGATCCATTGAGTATTCAACCGAAGAGGCTCGCGCCGTCTTTGGTGGGCGCCCAGCTGACCATATAAAAATGATTGCCGTTAATGGCGATTCGATGTCTGGCACGTTCGAGCCGCGAGACCAGATCTTCGTCGACGTCAGTATCGACTGCTTTGACGGTGACGGCATATACATTTTCGTTCTGGATAATGATCTCTACATAAAGCGGCTTCAAAAGCAGCACAAAAAATTAGCTGTGATTTCAGACAATAAAAAATATGAAACCTGGTACATCGAAGATGCTGATTTATCATCTCTTCGTATCTGCGCAAAGGTGCTTGTAAGCCAGTCTAGGGCATACAGATTTCATAGCTGAGGAAGTTAAGCATGGAAGCAAAAAGGATTACTGATCTGAGTAATGGTGGTGCTTTATATGAGCTCGGTGATCACATTATCTCATGCCGATTGAGCCAGGATAGGCGCTGGCAGCTAGGTGCTTTCAAACGTGATGAAAACAAACTCAGAGATGACACTCTGGCGGTTTTGAAGAATGAAAAATTCATGTTTATGGTTAAGCTCGGCGGACAACTTTCTCCCAAGCCTCAATGCATAGCTGTTAACGGGCGATTTTTATTTTCTGTCCATACCGGCAAAGACAACAACATGGCTGCAGCCATAGCCATGGATAACACCGGGAAAGAGTTATTCAAGATAGAAACTTCCACTCACCTCATCAGTTCGGCCATATCTGAATTTGGCCGCTACATCGCCCTATCGTTTGCCGGTAGCAAAAACAAAGATGATTTTTACGCGCACCGGCTTGAGGTCATAAACATTGATACCGGAGAGGTGTTGATGTCCGTTATCAAAACAGACTTCCTTCGATACGCTGAACTTTCAGTTGTTGAGCCAGACGGCGGACTTTTCGCAACTTTCAATGGTCGCACAAGACTAGTAGATGTGACGAACCTCTAAAATATCCAATCCGCACCCTCCTCCAGATATTACCCACAAAAAATTCTAAAAATTATTTCTCTTTAAAGTTCATAAACATACTTGCATATGAACTTTCCATTCACTTTAAATGTACTTTTGGTACTTTACATGAATGAACTATTGGTACATTATCAACCCATCGAAACGAAATCGACAGCTGAGCGAAGTTAGCCAGCGGCGGACAGCAAGTCGCCTGCTTCTTTAACAAATCAGACTGAGTGACAGGCAAGCCGTAGCGCTCCTGGCAAAAAGAAATGGCACCCGATGGGATCGAGGTAAGCACTGAGTCCGTATGCGTACGGTAGGTGTAGAGGACCACGCCGCGATGAGCTGATAAGTCACTCAATTTGAAACGCCCCGATGATGGGGCGCTGATTCAACTTAGAGGAGTGATCAAAATGAAGCACTAAAGCGGACAGACCGCTCTTCCAAGCCGCAGTAATGATGCGGCCCCGAGTCTTCATGAGAGAGCCAGACGCAGGTCCGAACTGCGACATACCGCTGGTCAGGGTTAATCGAGGAAAAGGGTATGCCGGTAAAGCAGCGCGAGCGCCAGACGCGCACCGGTTATGAGCGGCGATGAGCGACAAGGACTCAAGGGCATGAGCGCGGCCACTGCGAGAGTGTGGCGAAGTTGAATAAGCCGCCTAACCAGCGGCTTTTTTCATACCTCACCGTTCTCAATGAGTGCGGTTAGTTATGACAACCGGCGGCCATCCACCGCCCATTGAAACACTGAATAAATGCGTTGAAGTCTTGTATTAACCGTTCCGTTCGCCGCGATAAGGCCAAGAGGAAATCATGGTAAACCAGCAGCAGATCAGGGAGGCCCAACGGCTCGCGTCGTTCGCGGTACTCCATCGCAATGCTCCGGCGTGGGAAGAAGCAAAGCGCCTTTACGCCGTCGCCATCGGGAGGACTCTTCACTGATGGAAACTTTATTCGCACTCGTCCTGACCGTGGCAATGACCAACGGTGATTATCAGGATGTGATTCTCGGGGTTTATGACAGCCCGCAGGAATGCAGCCAGGCAGCTTCAGAGCAAAAAGTAACAGCCGAATGCTGGCCGGTAGAAAGCATCCTCCGCAACGGCGAGTTCCCGGCGAAATCCATCGCGCAGCAGTAACCACCCTATTCAACCGATCGGCCTGCCTCAATGCGGGCGGGATCTGCACATCCAAATTTCAGGAGAAACCATGAGCGAAGTAACGGACTTAACTGTCATCGAAATCAAGCCGGAGCAGGCGCCAGCGCTGTACGTAGCTGGCGGCCTTGATGCTTACCTCGAACAAATCCGCCAGGCAGTAAACGAAGTGCCGGACCTGTCGACGAAGAAAGGCCGTGACCGTGTCGCCTCTCTGGCGGCGCAGGTATCACGCAGCAAGACGGCAATCGAAAAGCCGGGCCGTGAGTACCTGAAACGCCTGAAAGAGGCTGTGCGCCCGGCTGAGGCCGAAATTAAGCGATTTGTTGATGCCTGTGACGAGCTGCGCGACGCGACCCGCCGCCCACTCACAGAATGGGAAGCAGAGCAGGAACGCATCAAGGCTGAAGAAGCCATGAACGCGCTGCACGCCGAAGCGCTGGTTATGAACAAAGAGTTCGACCGCCAACTCGCCGCGCAGATCGAAGCAGACCACGAAATGGCCCTGCTGATGAATGACAAGTTTGACCGTGACCGCGAAGAACAGCGCCGCCAGGCGGAACAGGCACAGCGTGAACGTGACGAACGACTGAAGCAGGAAGCCGCTGACAAAGCCAAGCGCGAAGCCGAAGAGAGGCATAAAGCGGAACTTGATGCTGCAGCGCGCCGTGAAGCTGAAGAGAAAGCTCGCGCTGATGCCGCCGAGCGTAAGCGCAAAGAAGACGCTGACCGTGCAGAACGTGAAAAGCAGGACGCCATCGCAGAAGAAAAACGGAAAGCGCAGGAAGAAGCGCGCCGAGCCGCAGACAAAGAGCACCGCCGCACCGTCAACCGTCGCGTCATCGCCGACCTTATAGCTCAGGGCATCCCCGAAGAATTCGCGCAGAAAGCAATGCTGGCGATCGCTGGCGGCAAAGTGCAGGACGCGCACATCAAATACTGAGGCAACCATGAACGCATACCTCACTTACGACCGCATCGAAGATCGGCGCTGGGTTGAGCAGCAGCTCACCGACGAGAAAGAGAAGTGGATCGACGACCGGGTGCAGCAAATCATCGACATGATGCCAAAAGAGCCCTCCGGACTCTTCCACTTCACGGTCCCGATTGACTCCAGCCCGTACGAAGGACTTCGCAGCGATAAAGCTGCGGAGGCCTACAGCGATTTCATTTCGGCAGTTGCCTACGCCCAGGCGGAATACGACTGGGAGCACCGTACCGGCTGCCCGTTTTAATTTTTGAGGGGATTAACGATGGCAAACGAATTAACAATCACGGCGAGTTCGCTGGCGGAAAAAGGTATCGACGTCGCTACCTGGAGCGCGCTGAAGAACAGTATCTACCCTGGCGCCAAAGACGAATCGGTAATGATGGCGCTCGATTACTGCCGAGCCCGCCAGTTGGATCCGTTGCTGAAGCCTGTTCACCTCGTGCCGATGAGCGTCAAAGACTCAAGAACGGGTAAAAGCGAATGGCGCGACGTGGTCATGCCGGGCATCGGGCTTTACCGAATTCAGGCGGACCGCTCCGGCGATTATGCCGGTGCCCGCGAACCAGAGTTCGGGCCAGACACGACTCAGACGCTCTCTGGCGTCGAGGTGATCTTCCCTCAGTGGTGCAAATACACCGTCTACAAGCGCATGCCCAGCGGCGAAATCGTCGAGTTCAGCGCCAAAGAATACTGGATTGAAAACTACGCCACCGGCGGCCGCGACACCACGGCGCCGAACGCGATGTGGAAAAAGCGCCCGTATGGCCAGCTGGCGAAATGCGCAGAAGCACAGGCGTTGCGTAAGGCATGGCCTGAGATTGGACAGCAGCCTACCGCAGAAGAAATGGAAGGCAAATCACTGGACGTAGATATCCGTGACGTCACACCGCGCAGCACAACGGAAGCACTTCCACCAGCAGCAAGCGAAGAAACGCTTCAGGCGATCACCGATCTCTTAACGACCCTGGATAAAGACTGGGAGAAAGACTTCCTCCCACTGTGCAGCGACATCTTCAAACGGCAAATTCTTGAGGCGTCAGAACTCACGGAAGAAGAGGCACAGAAAGGGTTTGGCTTCCTTCAGAAAAGGGCTAAGGCGGCAGCATGACACCAGAAATTATCCTGTCCAGGACCGGAATTGACGTAACCACTATCCAGCAGGGCGATGAGGCGTGGCACCGGCTGCGCCTCGGCGTTATCACCGCCTCTGAAGTGCATAACGTCATTTCCAAGCCGCGCTCCGGCACCAAATGGACAGACATGAAGATGTCCTACTTCCACACGCTGCTCGCCGAGGTATGCACCGGCGTCGCGCCAGAGGTTAACGCCAAGGCGCTGGCCTGGGGCAAGCAGTACGAGGAAGACGCCCGTACCCTCTTCGAGTTCACCACAGACGTGAAAGTCACGGAGTCTCCGATCCTGTTCCGTGACGAGAGCATGCGCACCGCGTGCTCCCCTGACGGCCTGTGCAGTAACGAATTCGGCCTTGAGCTTAAATGCCCTTTCACCTCTCGCGACTTCATGAAATTTCGTCTCGGGGGTTTCGAAGCGATCAAGTCCGCGTACATGGCCCAGGTACAGTACAGCATGTGGGTGACCGGGAAAGACGCCTGGTTCTTTGCCAACTACGACCCACGCATGAAGCGCGAAGGTATTCACCACGTAGTCGTTGAGCGGGATCCGCAGTACATGTCCGATTTCAACGAAATGGTGCCGGAGTTCATCGAGAAGATGGACGAGGCGCTGGCGGAGATCGGCTTCACGTTCGGGGAGCAGTGGAAATGAAACGCACACCATTTTACCGCAGGCCCGGGCGCACCGGGCAATTCTCCGGCCTCCGTGAGCGCGTTATCTGGATGATTCAGACACGCGGCCGCCCGGTAACCGGTAGCGAAATTGCTGAGAAGTTTGGCGTAACGCTCATCGATTTTAACCGGGTTGCCAACGGCATCACCCGCGGCTCCGGACAGATAGCTCAGATCGTTGAGTCGGAAAAATGGATCAACGAGGACGGCATCTGCGACCGGACATTCGACCTGGTCACGAAGCCAAAGGTAGTAACACCACAGGGCAAATCACGGCTATTCACCAGGCGCGCCATTGAGCAATCGCAGGAAGGCAGAAGGCAGGAATGCATAGCGCGTGCCGCCCGCCGTCGCCGCCTGATTGCTCAGGGCCTCTACATCGACGAAATGGAGTCCATCCTATGACTCACGCTCACGACGACATAAGGGTTGGCACACTGCGCCTTCACTTCATTGGTAACGGCTGGCTAATGCCATGGGGCAAAGTGGTCAGTAATCCATTAAAGGCGCAGCGTCTCGCTGAGGAATATCGGAAAGGCAGGAGGCGGCATGACAACGAAATACTCACTTCTGTATGTCGATCCTCCCTGGTCTTACGGCAACACCATCAGCAACGGCGCCGCTGCCGATCACTACTCCACCATGAAGCTCATCGACATCAAGCGCCTCCCGGCGTGGGAACTTGCCGCCGAAAACTCGGTGCTGGCGATGTGGTACACCGGCACGCATAACCAAGAGGCTATAGAACTGGCCGAGGCCTGGGGCTTTACCGTTCGCACGATGAAGGGATTTACCTGGGTGAAGCTGAATCAGAACGCCGAGTTGCGCATCAACAAGGCGCTGGCCGAGGGTGAAGTAACCGACTTTTACGACTTCCTCGATCTGCTTAACGCCGAGACGCGCATGAACGGCGGCAACCACACCCGAGCCAACACCGAAGACCTCTTGATTGCCACCCGCGGGGCCGGGCTCGAGCGAAAGCACGCCGGGATTAAGCAGGTGGTGTACAGCCCGCTCGGCGCGCACAGCGAAAAGCCGTGGGAAGTTCGCCACCGGCTGGAGCTGCTTTACGGCGATGTGCCGCGCATTGAGCTGTTTAGCCGCAGCGCGGCGCCGGGCTGGGATCACTGGGGAAATCAGTGCGCCACCTCCGCGGTTGAATTGCTACCCGGCTGCGCCATCGACGTTTTGAAAACGGAGGCCGCATGACGCCAGCAGCTTATTACAACGAAATCGACCCGTTTGCTGCCCAGTGGCTGCGCAACCTGATCGCCGGCGGTCATATCGCCCCGGGCGAAGTTGATGAAAGGAGTATTGAAGATGTCACACCTGACGATTTGCGAGGATTCACGCAGTGCCACTTCTTCGCCGGAATTGGCGTCTGGTCCCATTCCCTGCGCCTCGCCGGATGGCCTGACGATAAACCGATCTGGACAGGTTCCTGCCCGTGTCAGCCTTTCAGCGCGGCAGGCAAAGGAGATGGATTTGCTGACGAGCGGCACCTTTGGCCAGCCTTCTTCCACCTCATCAGCGAGCGCAGACCTCAGCATGTCTTTGGCGAACAGGTTGCAAGCGGTAACGCAAACACATGGTTCGACCTTGTACAAGCTGACCTGGAAGGAATGGGATACGCCTTCGGGCTTGTGCCGTTTACGTCAGCGGGCATCGGTTCTCCGCACATCCGAGAGCGGGCCTACTGGGTGGCCAACGCCCACAGCCAGATCGACGACCGGCGCAGGGACGTCCGGGCGAATGGGTGGGATGAACATTCAGACGGCTGTCACTTTAACGGGATGGCCAACTCCAACAACCGAATCAGCGATGAGGGAGAAACGCTACGCACAGGGCGGAATGCCGTTCTCGATGGCAGCAGCGCTAACCGGCTGGGTGACACCAACCTCACGCGACTGGAAGGACTCGGAGGGAATGACTGCGCAGCGGGATGGCAAGGAGCGACTGGACCAGTTACCGCGCCAGGCGTACACATGCGGGCCCTTGAGGTTAACGGTTTTTGGCGAGATGCGGACTGGCTCTTATGTCGAGATGGAAAATGGCGTCCAGTTGAACCCGGCACATTCCCGCTGGTTGATGGGGCTGCCGCGCGCATGGGACGAGTCGAGCCCGGGGTGGCAAGAGTGGCAAGCAGCAACCGCGTCGGCCGACTCAAAGGCTACGGTAACGCCATAAACGCACAGGCCGCGGCTGAATTCATCCGGGCCTATATGGAGGGGTTATGACGCCAGAAACAGACAACGCCATCCGCGCCGCCCGCCGCCGCTGCACCGAAGAAATCCAGCAGGCCATGCGCAAGAAGCCAAAGCCTAACTGGAACGAAACGGTGCCTCCCATCATCAACAAGCACCACAAGAAAATTGAAGCTCTGGGAGTTAGCCTCCTGGAGTTCGTCGTCAAAACTGGCCGCCTTAACGGGCGGTTTGGAGCCGAACAATGACAACAAAATTCCCCGGGTCGCTAAGTCGGCCCTTTTTATTGCTGGCGTTCACATTCAACCGAATTAACCGACAGTTCCGGGAGCATCTATGAAACGAACATCCATCGCATTAGCTGTCATGGCCGGGACATTGGCTTCGGTGAAGTCGTGGAGCATCGCAGAAATTCCCCCTTCCCTATATACCGGAAATAGCTACCCGGTTAGTGGTGGGAGGACTGGCATTGCCGCGGCACGCAGAGCCGCCAAGAAACGCAGGAGAGCACGACATGGCTGACATCATCGATACCGCAGCAGAGATTGAAGAGCTTCAGCGTAACGCTGCCCTTTCCGCTCACCGCATCGACCGTAATGCCGTTTCAGCAGAGCATTGCGCTGAATGCGGAGAGAAATTACCAGAGGCTCGGAGGAAGGCGTACCCGGGATGCACGATGTGCGTGAGTTGTCTGTCTGAACAGGAGTTTAGAAGCAAAAAATACTCACGCAAATGAAAAAGCCTCGCTTTTGCGAGGCCTTAGAATATGGTGCGGGTGGTGCTACTCCTTCAGTTACGATTAAGGCCAGGTACAGACATGGTTAAGGATCTACAGTTCAAATGGACAGGAATGCTTACCCGCAGCGAACACCCGCAACCTACCATCATCAATGGGCTAAGCCCAAACACGAATCCGATCATAACTAGCCCCTTTATCATATATACCATTACTGGAATAAGAGTAACGAGGTCAGCAGTCACAGCCATGACTTTGCATAGATCCTTGCGCAATAGTAATCCCAGCACAAGGAATTTTGTTATCTGTAGAGATGAACTTTTTATTATTCAAAAATGCGAATAATTGTCAACAAAAATCTTGGCTAGACGCAACTGATAGCCAGTTATGAGCTGGCTATTGGGTGCGAGGCACCACCCCGTTATCCCTTTTGCCCGGCCACGCGCCGGGTTCTTTTTTGCCTGATTTCGATTAATCAACACGTCAACGCGGCCTCGCATATAATGCCTGGCGGCTAAGGAGTTCTCATGGCTAAGCTTCTCAACTTGCAGGAATGGGCTGCTGAGGTCTACACGACTCCACCCTCCCTTTCTACTCTGCGTCGATGGACGCGGGAGGGGCGCATTTATCCCGCGCCTGAGCTGCATGGAAAGGAATATAAAGTTCATCCTGACGCTATCTACGTGGATCCGCGCAAGAAGAATCTGCGCGCCAAACCGAAACACACAAAACTGCCGTCCGGCGGCACCTTACTGGAGAGACTGACTCATGGCGAAAAGGCCAGTACGTTACGACGCTAACCTGCCACGTAACCTGACCTATCGTAAAAGAGACAGACTTTACAGCTGGCGCAATCCGGTGACCGGGCAGGAGATTTCTCTTGGCCGAATTGATCGCAAGGACGCCGTTGCCCAGGCCATTGAGGCCAACAACTACATCGACCAGAATTACCTTCCATCTTCTCTCCTGGATCGCATTAAGGACGTGCCCACATTCACAGTGGCTGCATGGCTGGAGCGTTACGAGGTAATTCTCGAGCGGCGCGAGCTGAAACCAAACACGATGAAGGTCAGGCGAAACCAGATCGCCACCATAAAGGAAGAGTTCGGAAAAATCCCCCTCGCTTCCGTCACGACAAAGGATATCGCCTCATTTCTTGAATCGTACATTCTCTGCGATAAAAAGAGCATGGCTTCCGGGCTGCGGTCTGTTCTGATGGACATCTTCAGGGAGGCGATCGTAGAAGGACATGTCGACAGGAACCCAGCAGAGCCGACGCGAACGCCGACACCGAAAGTTAAGCGAGAGCGCCTGTTACTCGAACAGTTCACCGTCATCCGCCATGCCGCGTTAACCCATTCTGACTGGGCACCAAATGCATGCGATCTGGCACTGGTTACCGGTCAGCGGCGGGAGGATATCTCACTGTTCAGATTCAGTGACGTCAAAGACGGGAGGCTTTTCGTTACTCAGGAGAAAACAGGTCACAAACTGGCGCTTCCCCTTGATTTGAGGCTGGACGTTGCCGGTCTTGTGTTGCAGGATGCCATTGAGCGATGCCGGGTAAATAACCCTTCCGACTTCATGCTCTACTCGCCGGTTCGTCGCGGCGGGAGAAAGCCGGGGCCGCTAACGCCTGACGGTCTTACCCAGGCGTTCGCAGAGATAAGGGATTCGACCGGGTTAAAATTCGGCCCTAACCCACCGACATTTCATGAGATCAGAAGCCTGGCGAGCAGGCTCTATGAAAAGGAGCGCGGAGAGGAATTTGCTCAACGTTTGCTCGGCCACAAAAATTTAACAATGACCAAAAAATACCTGGACGCACGCGGTGCAGAGTATGTTATGGTTTAGACAGGATATGGAATATTCGAGTAATTTTCGGGGGGTTTCGTGTTGAAACCGAAAAAACCCTTGAGAAACAAACAGATAAAAAGAGACCGAATACGATTCCTGTATTCGGTCCAGGGAAATGGCTCTTGGGAGAGAGCCGTGCGCTAAAAGTTGGCATTAATGCAGGCTAAGTCGCCTTGCCTTTTAAGAATAGATGA